TATCGATTGATAACGAATAATGGCGGGCCGCGATCGAAACTTTTAATTCTGATTTATCGCCGGCCGACCAGGACCCCATATCGATTTCGGTCCAGGACCCGTTAAGCGTTACCCGGATCGGCGTTATCGCGCCATCCTGGTCCAACGCGCCGCGCATGGTAATGTTAACCATCTCTCCCGGGGCCAGGCCCAATTTAGTAAACAAATTAGGGTCATAATCTGAAACCGTAAAAGACGCTTCAAGTTTTTCCAGACCCATGTCGACTTCGATCGGCGCATCCATGCCGCCGGCCCGGTATTCTTCGGTTTTTAAAGTTAATTTAGGTAAGGTGATTTCATCGACGCGGCCGGCATAATCGCGGCCGTCGACGTATAGGTTAAGGTTCCGTAAAACCTGGGGCATTTTACTGGCCATTATAGGATTTCCTCTAAGTAATCATTAACTAGGCTTGATCTGAAAGTAACGTGTTCCGCCGGGTAAGGTGGGGTAAAGTCAAAATCGAAATATATTTTTCCCGCCGCGATGGTGGCCGGGGTATTAAGTTCTGGATCGGCCCAACATTCGCCGCCAATGATTGCGCCTAGTGCTTTCAGTTCGCGCAAATAAGCGTTTACCGACTCGGTGACGTCCTCGACGTAGGTCTTTGTGATGTTTCTATCAACGGCCCATAAATGCGCTCGCAATAGACTCTCGTTAATCATGTCCGCCGTTCTTCTGACTGACAGAAAAGCAAATTTAGGATCAGACGAACAAGTCCGGTTGCCCCAAAGTCTAAAACCTTGTTTTTGAATTACCGTGGCCACTTCATTTTCATTCAGATAATTGGCCCGGGCATTTGCATCGCCCAGGGTAAAATCAATCGCCCGCTCGGTGCCAACAATGCCATAAATTTCGGTATTCGATGGCGACCACCAAAAGCCGCGATCATTGTCCGATCGTGAAATCAAACCCGCGACGCGTGGCGACATAGGTTCTGCAATATTAGCGTCGGTTGTCTTGTCATAAACAAGCGCCGCCGGGTCGACCAAATAAACCCGCGCGGACCCGTAATTATTACGCTCTGAGATTGCCGCCGCGTCGGTTGTGCTTGGGCCGTCGGCGATAATCACCGCTTTTAATCGCTCTGCGATCGGCATCATTTCGGTGTAAATTGCTTGCTCCGCGCCTGGCGCTAATAATACTCGCGGCGTAACGCCTAGCATTGACTCTGACGCTAATAAGGCATGAACACCCTCATAATCGCCGGTTGTAGTATTAATCCCGCCCTGTAAATCAGCGGTTCCGTCTGATGCTGTCCGAACAACAACAACCATCGCGCCCGCTTGATCGAAAATACCATCGATAGCCTTCGGTAATGCTCCGGTGGTGCCTAATCCCGCCGCATCGGTTCGCGATCCCGCGATTAATACCGGCGTGTTTAATGGAAATTTTGTGGCGTCGGCGCCTGGGGCCGACCCAACCACTCCAATCACCGACGATTTAACGGTCCTGATTGGACGTAATCCGGCATCGATTTCTAAAACTTCGACGCCATGTAAAAATTGACCTGGCATTATTTTAACTCCTTTTAAATTTTAAATATTTGTCCGTTGTTGCCGACACTCTGAACCCTAAAAAGGCTTTTTACATGGTGTCATCTGTCCTATGTCGTTAATTAGTCAACACCCGCTTAGACATAATGCTATTGAATTGTTTTTGTCCCTCTGCTGTTTCGTTTCTAAACGATTCAAGCGCCGCCGTTTGCCCCCGGTTCGTTTGCGACATTTCGATCTGCAACATGGGCATAAATGCGATAGCGCACCCCCAGTCATTGACGTCCTCGCCGTTGGGGTTTTTGCCAATAATTTTGGTGTACCAGGCGCATCGGTGAACTTGGTTATTCTTTATTTCCTCGCATTGACTGCCTAGCGGACAAGTAATATTAATTTCCATTTAGCTTTTTATGCAGATAATAACGTCGACATATTTCGGCGAAATTGTCGCGGATGTGATCGTGTGATTATGAGAGTCCGATGTGTCCCCCGTGTCGTCTGTGCTATCCACCCGGTAATCGCCATGAGTGTTATTATCATCGGAACCCGACGGTCCGCGAACCGACAAACCTAATGACATACTACCCCCGCCGGTCGGGAATACGGTGGTGGCGCCATTTTGGATGCCGTAAACATCTTTATAGCCATGACTATGACTTTTGAGCGGTGCCGATGTGTTGCCGGTCGCGTCGCCGTGGCCATGACTAAATGCCGATGAAAAACCCGCCAACCCGCCTGGCATCCCGCCGCCGCCAATCGTCAATATACCGGCCCCGGTGAATGAGTCTACCCCCGGGGTCGGCTTGAAAATCACCCCGACCGTATTACTGGCCGCGCCTATAGCGGTAAAATCCGTGTCCCCGGAAACAGTCTTTATTCTATAAGATATAGTATCGTCAATTGCGTCGGCGCTTGTGATATTGACCGTGGTGGTATTGACCACCCTGAGTGCTGAATCGGTATTGGTTGCGTCGATTGTCCACCCCGTCGGGGCCGACTCCTGGTAAAAAACCATTTTTGTCCCGGATGGGAAATAATACCTGGCGTCGCCATGCGCCCGCATCCCTTCCGGTGTCACCGCTAAATTACTGACGGCCCCGGCGGTTGATTCGGCGACGGTCGCGGTTTCGATAATGCCTTTTATTTCGGTGGTCGATACCGGCGCCGACATAGTTATCGCGCCGCTTGGTGTAACCGGTGAACTACCGGCCGCCGAAACATCGATCTCCATTAACGCCATAAAGATACTATCGGCCGCCTTCGCCTGTGACATTTGGGTTATTGTTGCAAATAACGTCGTCGCCGTGTCGTCCAGGTAAAAATTTAACCTTTCTGCGGTATAAATGTCTGCGCTCTGGTCCTTGATGCCGACCCGGATAAGCCCAGGGGTTATGAGTTCAACCCCCTCAACTGTTAAAATCTTTATTTCGGCCCCGCTGTCAACAACGCCACACGTTGCAATGACTACGCCGGACGCGCCTGTCGCCTGGGCGTTGATAACGGCGGCGGTTCCCTCTGCTGTTATGGTTGTTAAGGCCATTTTTGTCCTCTTATTAAGCTACTTGTAAATTTATTATGGTGGCCCAGGCGGTCGCGACTATTACCCCAGTATGGGCCGACGCGTTTGTCGCCGTAAAATGGGACCGGACCGGTTTAACTTTGGTAATCGCGGCAACGACTTTGCTTAATTCTTCTGGCGCTACCTGTCCGGCCGACGCGTGAAAGTCAACGGTAAACGTATGGGCAATTCCTGGGGTATCTTTCTGCCACCACTCGACAATATTGGCTAATCCGCCGTAAGGTTCAATAATCGCCTGGACCGACTGACGGGTCCCTTTGTGGCGGTGAATATCAACGGCATTTTTACACGCCAGGCGCTTGGCGCTCTCCGGCCAATCGCTGTCCCAGTCGTCGATCGATAAGGACCAGGCCACCCAGGGCAACAAGTCGACCGGGCATTTATCAAAATTCCATAAGTCATAAAAGGGGCCGGCGACATTTGATATTCGCTCCGTGGCGCCTTCTAGCGACCTTTCACCGGGTTCTGATGTGTACGGTAATAACGCCATTGTCCGCCTTCTAAGTGATTGTTATCGCCGCGCAATGGGCCGATTCAGTATTACTTAAAACAATATCGGCCGTCGGTTCCGCCAATTCCACCCGGTCGACGCCGGCCTGGTGCAACGCGGCCATAATCCCGGAAAGGGCAATAACGCCGCCGATTTGTTTATGGTCCTCAATAAACTGGTTAATCGCATCCTCTGCCAGGTCCTTGACGATCTGACTGTCGGGGCCGTCGCTAAAATGTAAGGTCGCCGTAATATTAAATGATGTTATTGTCGGCCTTTTGATTGTCACCTGGTCCGTTAACGGCCGTATTTCATCTGCATTTAGTCGGGCGTCAACGGTATTTAGTAAATCATCGCTTGCGGTGCCATCGCCACCCGTGGATAAAATATAAACATCCACCACCCCCGGGGCCGGCGAAACCACCGAAACATCTTTAACGTCCGGCGACGCGTCCAGGGCGTGAAAAACATAGGCGCCGACGGGGCCGGCGGTGCTGAAACCTTCTAAACTGATTTGTATTCTTAATCTAAGCCGTTCGTCGACTTCCATGACGGCCGGCGTCGGTGGTATCGTCGTTTCATCGGCCGGGGTGACGGTTTGCCGGGTCACTCCAAACAAGGCCCCCAATTGGTCCAAATTGGACCCGGTCGAATAGGCCAACATGACGGCCTTTATGCCGTCGTTAACCCGTTGACGAACTAACAACTCACGATAGGCCGCGACTTCTAAAATTTTAAAAGCCGGGTCCGATTCAACCAACGCGGAAAAATTCGGGTCCCTGGCCTGTAGATCGGCCAACATGGCCGAAAAAATAGTTTCAAAATTAAGCGATTCAACCGCGCCCGGAAATGGTAATTCCGCCAGGTTAATGCCGGTAAATTCGGTCATACGACTAAACCCTCTAAGTTAATTTTTTTTCCATCTGGTAAATAGGTCCCGGAAACGTCAACAATCAGCGCCGCACTTGTGGCACGACCTCCCGACGATTTCCAATACCTATTGAAAGTTGTATCTCCGGCTTGCCAACGATTAAAGGCAACTTCCTTTATTTTTTCCCAACGATCTACCGACCCCGGCGCGAATACCGGGTTATACAAATCATCGGCAATTAGTTTGAATAATTCTGTGGAGTCGCCAAAATCAACGTCACCGTCCGCGTCTAAATCGGCCCTGGCATAACCGCTATCAAGCATCTCACCCGCGAATAAAAAAAGATTATTGTCGCCAAATCCAGGCATTGATTGATACCCGGAATAGGCATAAATAGATGATAAAAAATCCACTTCAAAACTTGATTCTGAAGTGTTTTCGCCTAACGGCTCATTGCCTATGCGTTCAATATTACTTGATGATACGACTTTATAATCGCCGCCTGTTCTTACCCCGGACGGGTCAAACGTAACCGCGACCGATTCAATTAAAATTCGCGGCTCCCACTTGTCCAACGCTTCGGCCGTCGCAATGTGTAATTCTGCCAGGGTTTCGGCGTTGATCGGCGCGTCAACCAGGTCCCATAGTCGCGACCCATAGTCGCGCCGCATTACCCGGGACCCGATGGGTGTTTTTAGAATGTCCCGGATCGATTGCCGCAAATGGTCATATCCTTTTAATTCTTTTCCTGTCGTGCTATTCACTCCGATCATTGTGTCGCTCCCGGTGCTGATGTGGTCCCGCCAGAATCCCCGGAATGGGTGTGTGCGTTGTAAATTCCACGGTCCCCCGCCATCGATCGGGTGGCGTCGGTAATATCCATTGTTGCGGTAATGTTACCGGTAACGGTAACGTCCCCAGTAATCGCAACGCCCCCGGTGCTGACCAGTTCGGTGGTCGCGCCTGTTACCAGGGCCGCTTTTAGTTTATGGGCGCCCCGGTCGTATTCGATAACCGATCCGTCGGAATAGGTGGTCCGGTGAACGGTGGGACTTGCTAGGTCGGATTGGTGGTCGGCCTGATAAATAGCCGGCAAAACGACGGCCTTCTCCGGCTCGCCCCCAGGTGACAATAAAACCACTTGTTCGCCGACTTCCGGCGCCCAATAATCCAGGTCATTTGATGCCCGCCGGGTTAACCAGGGCCGCCAACCGGTAATTAAATCGCCGGCCTGTACTTTGACCAGGGCGTTGTCGTAATCGGCCGCGACAATGGCCCCCAGGGTAATGACATTCGCAAGGCGGCGCTCAACATCGCCCAGGCGTTGCAAAATTTCGGAAATCATGGCGACGGCGCCCCGTCGGTGACGATTTGATCGTAATTTTCTGGATGTTCGCCCCAGTCCGGTTCGTTGTCTGAAATATAAATATCAGTCGGAACCGCTCCGCCGGCCCAGGTATCTTCGCCGATCCTTATCGCCTGGGACCAGGTGACGGCCCAAATCGCGACCCCTTTTTTATCGATTGACCCCGAATAAAGATTGTCGGCGCTGATATTTTCGGCCAGGTAAACATCATCCCGGCCCCATCGGTTCGACCCGATCAGGGTGGTCAGAATTTCGACCAGGTTTAACGCGGCTTTTTCTTTCGATAAATTGCGGCGATCGCCGACCAGGATAAACGCGGCAAATTTTAACGTCGCTTTATATTCCCCGGTCCCTAGTTCTTCGGTTTGTGGCGCTCCCAGAATTGCCACTTTAACGCCCGGTAAACGGGTCGTCATACGTTTGAGTTCTTCCAGGTTAAAACGCCCAGGGTGGCCCGCTACGGACCGCAATTCGGGCAATTTTGCATCAATCCCAGAAATGATTGAATCTCTGAACTCGGTGTATTTCATTATTTGATTACGTCCCTGATCCAGTGATTAAGTAATTCCTTTAATTCGCCCAGGTTGTCACTTGATACGCCAACAAACGGCCGCGCCGGGATGGTAACAGAATCCACGGCGAAACTTTCCCCGCCCATCTGAAACCTTAATTTTTTGGCCTTGACCGGTTTGATTGTGGCCCCGTCCTGGTGGACCCCGGCATAAATTAAATTGGTCCCGACTTCGACCTGGTCGCCAGTTACTAACGACTGGATCGAATCAACCAGGGCGCCCGATCCTTCAAGCAACGACTGA